GCTGACAGTCTAATGATTAAATTGTCCGGAACATCTTCAGGGGCTGGCAGATACTGACGTTCTTGTGTGGGCAGCCAGTGCTTCGTATCAGGTGTTAACCTGCATATCTCTATAATTTTTTGCATATGCTCGACGCTTTGAACGTCTCCTGCATCGTGCCATCTAAACCATTTTTGGTTTTTAATTTTGGTTGCCATTGCTTCGACCCATAGCGGGTGATTGATAGCGTCCAGCCTTCTATATTGTGCTTCTCTTATTGCTGGGTACCTGGTGTAATTTCCTTTTAATGCATAGCAGCCATAGCAAGGTGAAGTCTTAACCTTCCTGAGCTTCGAGCCAGTTTGGCAGGCCCACGCTGGCAGGCTGTAACTCAGGCCAGGCATCTTAGAGGTTTTTGTAAATGAGTCTGTAATTTTTAATGCTTCTTTTACTTTCATAATTTACTCCTTTATTATCCTATATACTATAAACTTTATCTTGTCAAGCTGCTTGTTGCTTGCTGCTTGAAGCTTGAGCCCTGACCCAAAACAAACAAACTACATACAACCTCAGGTTGTATGATCAGTCACTATGCTACGGGGGAGGTTGACGCAGTATGTTTCAGTCAACATTCGGGGATCCCTTACGCACTCACCCTGTTATAGTGTTTACTTTCACAGTCAATAATGACTGATCCCAGAACCCTGTCGCGCAACACAACATTCTCAGATACAGTTTCTGCTTATCGTTGTGCCTGTATCCACAGGGTTCAGGGATCAGCAGGGGCTATGGGCAACCCCTGAATAATCCTACTTGCTTTTGTAGGTGCAAGTCCCCAGAATATTTATAGTTTTTAGGGTGCGATAAATATCCAAATGAGGCACCATTCTCTAATTCTTTTTAAGTATTTTTTCTCACATCTCTAAATACAAAATCTTCTAGAATTCCAACTCTTTTAGCTAAAAGGTCAATTAATTCTTTTTGCATTTTAATTATTTCCATTGTACTATTTCCTGCATCGGTCAAACCTTTGACCATATCGATAGTATCTCTATCTGTCATTTTACCTCGTTTTGTTAGATTAAACATATTAGGAGTATATAGGATAAATAAGGCAGAATTAAGGCACATACAAAAATAAATATTTTTTATTTTCTTGACATATCCTAAATTATCCTATATACTAGGGGTGGGAGGTCGGGATATAATATTCAAAGCACTCTCAAAAAAACAATTTGACAAGATATATAATATAGGATATATTAGGAGTATGTTTAACAAAACACGAAAGGCACAAATGTCAAAAATAAGAATGAATACAGAGTTGCGAAACAAACTCTTTAATAAAATAAAAAATGTCTTTGAGAATGAAGATACACAAGAACGTGAGGCATATCTTCAAGCAAGAGAGTATGTTGACGAGCAATATAAAAGTGCAAGTGAACTTGCAAAAGAAGTTGTTGAGAGGTCTTATCCTGTTGATGATGTTGCAACACTCCGAACTTTCAAAAAGAAATATGGTCAACCTTGTGATGTTGTTGCAAAAGATAAATGTTTTTACTTTGCACACAATGAAGATGTTGATGATGAGGGCGACACTAAAGAAACTAAATCTCATTTTGATTTTGGTTTGTTTGGTAATCTAAATGGTAGTGAGTATGATAGTGAGGAGGGTAGAAAGTTTGCAGTTGCATATTACCGAGAAGAACTAAAAGCAAAAGATTGCAACCCAGATATTTATGCACAACAATCCGACAACAAAGATAATCCACACAAAACAAAACACGTTGACGCGTGTATGAAAGCACTTGGATATGGTGGTAGTTATACAAGTCGTGAAGATGAGAATAATGGTATGGCAAAAACTTTTAATGCACCATACTATCTTGATGTCATTGGAACTTCTTATTGTAGATCACGTGCTATTGCTTGTACTAAAAATGAATACGAGCAATTTGAAACTTGGCGAATTGCAAAAGGTAATCTAGTCACTAAACACCAAACATGGATTGATACAATTCAAAAACAATGCGATCAGTTAAAGATTGGATTGAAAGCATACAGATATCTTTCAGAGGGTATTGAACTTGCAACTGAACTAGGTATTCAAGTTGATGAGGCAGAGTTAATTAGAACTAACTCAACAGGATTAACTATCTACAATCCTAGTAATCTAGCAAGTATGATTAAAGGTATGAAGAATAAACATCAATCAAGAGAGGCGAAGATATTGGCTAGAAAAAAATATGAAGAAAGTATAAATTAAGGGTTGACAAGTATGGGGTTATAATATATAATCCCATACATAACAGAAAGGTAGAAATGCAAGAAAACACTAAATTTAAAATCACATACTATTCTAACAAGGATAAGAAACACATTACAAGAAATGGAACTTGGACAGACAAGTCTAAATATTGGACTTCAAAAGTTGGTGCAAAGTTAATGACATATTTTGATGATGACGCACAAGGTTATAGAACTGCCAAAGGCAGTTGGAAAGTGAGGTTGTAAAATGACAAGTTTTGAATTTTATTGTTGCGTTGGTTTCTTTGGTTTAATTATGGGATTGGTGGTAGTAGCATGAGTAATAAACATTTTTGCCAAGGACCAACTTGTCATGAAAAAGTCACACAAGATAGATTTCTAAAATCTAGAGGTGTGATTAGAGGTAGATATGCAAACCTAACAATGAACCATGAGGCAACTTGGTACAAACGAAGTAGATATTTTTGTAGTACTGCATGTGAGGGCGAGTGGTTGAATGAGCATATGGAAAACATTGAACATGGTAGACCGATAGAGTTTATTAGACACAGACGAGAGAGCAAAGGATATACCAAGGTCAAGAACGAAGATCGTTGGGGTGGACAATATCGTATTGAAAGGGTTGATAATTGGCAAGCAGTAGAATAGGGGTTGACAACGAATAGATTATAGGATATACTAGGACACATAACAGAAAGAGGTATAATGCAAATAACATATAAAAACAAAACATACACAATACCAAAACCATTTGATCAATGTTACTTTGGTGCAGAGCCTACTAAAGAGATGACAATCTTTAATAGATTCAGCGATGAAACATTTACCCAATCAGCAAAGCTACCGGCATTTGCTGTGGCGATCTATGATACAATCATTGGTGCAGAACGTACCGAGGATTATACCACAATGCAAAAAGGTTTGACGTGGTTCCAAAAGAACTTCGTTGATGAATACTACGTTCTGTTAGACTAGTAGCCAAGCGCACACCCTATGCAATCCTTGCATACAAGCATAGGTTGTGCGCCAGGCATCAAGAGATTTTGACCGAGAGACGGCGTACATATCTAGCCCCTGGCATTTCCCTGGACGTAAGCAGTGACCGCAAGGTAGCAACTAGGTACTCGGACCGGCAGCGCCAGAGTTACCTGATCAGTATGGCGCTCCGGTTTTATGAATTGATAGAGGTACCAACCCGAGTTGGGTTTTTAAATTTTTTTACAAAAAGGTTTTTTTATTTTTATAAAAGGGGTCCCAATAGTTTGTATTTATGCCAGCTTTCATACATTTAAAGCCTTATAATACTTTTTTACTTTTTAAAAAAATAGTGTAAAAATTTTTCAGAAAATTTTTTTCAAATGAAGATAGATAAAGATAAACTAAAGAACTTTGATAAGTTACCTGCAGATGTAAGAAGACAATTCTCATTACTAGCTAATCAGTATGGTGAAAAGAAAAAGACTGCTGGTATACAAAATAACTTTATGGATTTTGTAAAACATGTTTGGCCTGATTTTATTGAAGGTAAACATCATAAACAAATTGCAGATAAGTTTGATAGACTTGCTAAAGGTGAAATTAAAAGACTAATAATTAATATGCCACCTAGACATACTAAGTCTGAATTTGGTTCTTATCTTTTGCCTGCATGGATGGTGGGTCGTAATCCTAAATTAAAAATTATTCAATCAACTAACACAACTGAATTATCTGTAAGGTTTGGTCGTAAAGCAAAAGCTTTGATGGACTCACCAGAATACAAACAAGTTTTTAAAACTAGACTTAACCCTGACTCGCAAGCTGCTGGTAAATGGGAAACCGAACAAGGTGGTGAATATTACGCTGCTGGTGTTGGCTCTGCAATCACAGGACGGGGAGCTGATCTACTAATTATTGATGACCCACATACTGAACAAGATGCAATGAACAATCAAGCTCTTGAGAGAACTTATGAGTGGTACACATCAGGACCTAGACAACGTCTTCAACCTGGCGGATCGATTGTTGTGATCATGACAAGATGGAATGAAAAAGATTTAACAGGTAGATTATTAAATGCTCAAAAAGGAGTTAAAGCTGATCAGTGGGAAGTTGTAGAATTTCCTGCAATACTTCCATCAGGTAAACCTGTTTGGCCAGAATATTGGAAGTTAGATGATTTAGAATCTGTCAAAGCTAGTATTCCCTTAACTAAATGGAATGCACAGTATATGCAGAATCCTACTTCAGAAGAAGGTGCATTAATAAAACGTGAGTGGTGGAAAGATTGGGAACATGATGACATGCCACCATTACAACACATCATACAGTCTTATGATACAGCTTTTATGAAAAAAGAAACTGCCGACTATTCTGCTATAACCACCTGGGGCGTGTTTCAAGAAAATGAAGACTCACCACCAAGTTTAATTTTAGTAGATGCATTAAAAGGTAGATATGAATTTCCTGAGCTTCGTAGAATAGCGATGGAACAATACGGCTACTGGAATCCGGAAACAGTTATAATCGAGAGTAAGGCATCAGGACTTCCTTTAACTTATGAGTTGCGTAAGATGGGTATTCCTGTTATAAATTTCTCACCATCGCGTGGTAATGATAAACACACGAGGGTAAACGCAGTATCTCCGCTCTTTGAGTCGGGACTGATATGGGCGCCCAAAGAAATGGACTTCGCTCAAGAAGTCATTGAGGAATGTGCAGCTTTTCCTTATGGAGACCATGATGATCTAGTGGACTCAATGACCCAAGCTGTTATGAGATTTAGACAGGGAGGTTTAATTAATCACCCTGAAGATTACGAGGAGGATAAGATGCCTCCACAACAGAGGACATATTATTAATGGATGAAGAATTTGAAACCTACGAAAGTGTAATTGATGCTTACAACTCTGGTGTAGGAGTTGAGCCAGGAGATTCCTTGACTGATTACATAAAAAAGAATAATATAAAAATTAAGGAGATTGAAATGTCTCCTTTAGGCGATTTAAAAAAAGTAGCTAAAAAGGCTAACGGAGGAATCATGAGAAATTTTTATGCACAAGGCGATGAAGTTGAAGAGTTCCAAGAAGAGGACTTAGATACAATTGAATTAATGAAAGACCAAGGCGTGCCTATGGGTGAACAAGTCAGGGCTCAGGATACAGGCATCATGCAAATGGCAGACGCAGAATTAGATCCTCTAGAAGACGAATATCAAAAATACAGATTCGATATGTTAGAACAAGGTTTAGAGCCTATGGATTTTAATAGTTTCAGAAGAGAAGCTATGAGTGACATGGCTGCTATAAGACCTGAAGTTAGAATTGAAGAAGTTGTAAAAGAATTTATTAGAGAAAAAGGACGTAAGCCAAATTCATTAGATGAACTAAAAGAATTTTATGAATTAAGAATGGGTACAGCTAAAGATCCTGGAATGGAAGTTGTTAAAGAATTAGTTGAAGATGATAAAACTAGAATTACTTTAGCTGGTGGAAATTTAGTTGGAGATCAAGTTAAATTAGATGTAGACGGAGACGGAAGCATCGGAGCTGATGATCTTAAAGCTCTAAGAGATAATAAACAATCAGGCGGTCTAGCAGCAATACTAGGAGTTTAAATTGAAACTCCACGAGTACAACGAGATGATGGCGTATCTTACGCGTCGAGAAAAATTTGCTGACGGCTCACCTCCACCAAAAAAACCTTACAACGCACTTCAGTTTAAAAAAAGTACAGACACCCTTTTACAAGGTGTATATGGAACAGGAAAATCTTCTAATGCTTTTCTTGTAGACTTGATGCAAAAAGAATTAAACAAGGCTGTTGAAGAAGGTGTTGTTACAATGCAAGAAGGTCTTGAGTTTATTAAAAGCAGAAAAAAATATTACGACGATTATTTAAAAGAAAAAAGTAAAACCACTGATGGTCCTATCGGCTTACCACAAATAGAAGAGAGAACTGAACTTGTTGAAGGAGGATTACTTAAAACAGGACCTAATACAGGTAAATATGTTTTAAGAAGTATAATAGATGGAGAAAGAGCTAGAAGATTTTTTGATACTAAAAAAGAATTTGATGAAGCTGTAAAAATATCTAAAGCAAACACAGGTGGTGGTGCAAGAGATCAAAGCAAAAGAATAAGTAAACCAACTACTACTGAAATAGAAATTTCTGAAAAAGTATATGGAGATAAATATAATAAAAAAGGTGAAGAACTTTGGAAATCTTTAACAGGAAGAGAACGAGGAGGTATCCGACAAGGGACAACCACTGGCGGAAAAAAAGGTCCAGAAGGTCTTGGTGTTACTGAAGAAGGTAAACCAGTTTATCAAGTTAAAAGAGAAAAAGCTTTAAAAAGAAACGCTCCGTTTTTTCAAAAAGGAACTAAAGATTTTCAGTTTCATCACATCATGAATATTGGTGGAGAAATACCTTTAGACACAAATGATATTGCAGTCATTTCTAAAGAGATGAATATAAAACTTGCACCTTATAATAGAAAATTAAATAACATAGCAGATAATATTTCTGATTTAATTGCTGATCAACCCGAAGGTTACTTAAAAAAAATAGAAACTTTAAATACTCAAGCAGAGGGAATTGTTAAAAATGCAACCAAACAATTACCTAAAGAATATAAAAATTTAATTGGATTTAATAAAGTAGTTCCAATATTTGATGAGAATGCAACAGTCATGCGTTTTGTTGGTGAAAAAGTTGGAGGAAGTAATCAAAAGAAACCTGGAATAAAATTAGAAAATTTAACAAATAAACAAGCAAGTGCATTAAGAAAACAAATTAGATCAGATGCACTGAAGTTTTCACAAGCTGGTGTAAAAGATAGAATACTTTCAGGAGCAGGTAAAGTTTTAAAAGGAGTTGGTAAAGTTATAAAACCAGTTGGATATATGATGGGAACTAAAGCTTTGTTTGATGCTCAAGCTTTAGCAAAAGAACAAGGTGTAGAATTATCCCTTGCTGATAAAGCAATGGCTGTTGATTCTGGAGATCCTTACGTAGCTTTAGATAATTATAAAAGAAGAAATATACCTGGATATTCTGAAGAACAAGCAGGTATAACTTTAGGCAAGTTTCAAGACGATTTTACAGAAGTAGGAAAAGATTCAACATTCGGGAAATACAATGACCAAATCAAAAACATCAAGCTACCCTAAAACCTGGCTCCTGCCGCCTGAATCAGGACCCACGCCTCAAGGGTTGAATATTAACTATAATACTGTTAAGACAGTGAAACTGGAGAAAATAAAAAATGGCAGACAAAATAGACAAGTCCCTGACGCAAGGTCCAAGAGGCTCGGCGGTTATACCGGGTGAAGAACAAATCACTGAAGCGATTGAGCAAGAAGTAGTAGAAGAGCAACAGGCACCAGGGCCCATAGAAACAACAGAATTAGAAGATGGATCAGTACAAATAGATTTTGATCCAGCAGCAGCTCAACCAGAAGGTGGAGATGAACACTACGCAAACTTAGCAGAGTTTTTACCAGACGAAGTTTTACAAGAGATGGGCTCAGACCTTTCTCAAAAATATCAAGACTACCAAGCAGGTAGAAAAGAATGGGAACGTTCTTACACTCAAGGTTTAGATTTATTAGGTTTCAAATATGATATGAGAACAGAACCTTTCCAAGGAGCTTCAGGTGCAACTCACCCAGTTCTAGCAGAAGCAGTTACTCAATTTCAAGCGTTAGCTTATAAAGAATTACTTCCAGCAGACGGTCCAGTTAGAACAGCTGTGATTGGTGCACCAAGTGAAGAGAAAGCTAAACAAGCACAACGTGTTAAAGATTTTATGAACTACGAGCTCATGGAAAAAATGAAAGACTATGAGCCCGACTTTGATCAACTGTTATTTTATTTACCTTTAGCAGGATCAGCTTTTAAGAAAACTTATTACGATGAGTTGACTAAGAAAGCGACATCAAAGTTCGTACCGGCAGATGATTTGATTGTTCCCTACACGGCTACCTCATTAGACGATGCAGAGGCAATCATCCATCGGGTAAAAATTTCTAAGAACGATTTAAGAAAACAACAAGTAGCAGGTTTTTATTTAGATATTGAATTAGGAGATCCTACTTCAGAATCAGATGACGTTGAGAAAAAAGAAAGAGAGTTAGAAGGTCAAAGAAAAACACAAGACGATGATGTCTACACTCTTTTAGAATGTCATGTTAATTTAGATATAGAAGGTTTTGAAGACACTGATGATACAGGTGAACCTTCAGGAATTAAAATTCCTTACATCGTAACAGTTGATGAAGGAACAAGACAAATATTATCTATCAGACGTAACTATGAAATAGGTGATCCAGATAAAATTAAAATACCTTACTTTACTCATTTTAAGTTTCTTCCAGGACTAGGGTTTTATGGCTTTGGTCTAATCCATATGATTGGCGGATTGAGCAGAACTGCAACTGCTGCACTCCGTCAGTTATTAGATGCAGGAACTTTATCTAACTTACCAGCTGGATTTAAAATGCGTGGTATTAGAATTAGAGATGATGCACAGTCAATTCAACCAGGTGAATTTAGAGATGTAGATGCACCAGGTGGAAATTTAAAAGATTCATTTATGATGTTACCATTCAAAGAACCATCAGCTACATTGTTAAACCTTATGGGTATTGTAGTTAACGCTGGTCAAAGATTTGCATCGATTGCTGATCTACAAGTTGGTGATGGCAATCAACAAGCTGCAGTTGGAACTACAGTTGCATTATTAGAACGTGGTTCAAGAACTATGTCAGCTATTCACAAAAGAATTTACTCTTCGCTAAAACAAGAATTCAAATTATTAGCAAGAGTATTCAAGTTATATCTACCACCGGAATATCCGTATGACGTAGTTGGGGGTCAAAGAACAGTTAAACAAACAGACTTTGATGACAGAGTAGATATATTGCCAGTTGCTGATCCCAACATCTTTTCTCAAACTCAGCGTATTTCCCTCGCACAAACAGAGTTGCAGCTGGCAACTTCTAATCCACAGATGCACAACATGTATCAAGCGTATAGAAATATGTATGAAGCATTAGGTGTAAAAGATATTGACACATTATTAGTTAAGCCTGAACAACCACAACCAATTGACCCTGCTTTAGAAAACATTATGGCGTTAAGTGGTAAAAATTTTCAAGCTTTCCCTGGTCAAGATCATAGAGCACACATAACTTCGCATTTAAATTTTATGGCAACTAACATTGCTAGAAATAATCCTGTAGTTATGGCTGCAATGGAAAAAAATATTATGGAGCACATAAGTTTGATGGCACAAGAACAAATTGAATTAGAGTTTCCTGCAGAATTACAGCAGTTAGCTCAGATGAATCAGATGGCTCAGAACAATCCACAGATTGCACAAGCTGCTCAACAGATCAGTCAAAAGATTGAAGCAAGAAAAGCTGTCTTGATTGCTGAAATGATGGAAGAATTCTTAAAAGAAGAGAGAGAAGTTACTTCTGGTTTTGGTGATGATCCAATTGCTAAGTTAAGAGCAAGAGAATTAGACCTAAGAGCACAAGATAATGAGAGAAAAAGAAAAGAAGGTCAAGAAAGAATCAATCTTGATCGTATGAAAGCAATGATGAACCAGCGTGAACATGAAGATAAGCTAGATCAAAACAAAAAATTAGCAGAAATGAGAGCTGAAACATCAATTGAAAAAACAATTCTTAGTAAATCAATACCAAATGTAGATAAAATGATACCAAGTGTAGAGATTGAAAAGTATAAAGGAGAAAATAGATAAAATGGCTAAACTAGACATTAAAAAAGCAATAAAAAAACCTGGTTCACTAAGAAAATCTCTTGGAATAAAAAAAGGTAAGACAATCCCTGCTTCAAAACTAAAAGCAGCAGCTAAGAAACCAGGAAAGCTTGGACAAAGAGCAAGATTTGCTATAACATTAAAAAAGTTGAAGAAAAAATAAGGAGAAACTATGGCTAAAAAAGAAGAATCTTTTAAAGCGTCTGAAATAGGCATTCCTTCTCAAAATATTGAGTTGGATCCGAGATCTGTTACGACTGCAAATGGTATGCCAAGAAACTACATACCAACTGGAGACAAAACTGAGGTTAGAGGAACTAAAAGAATGCTAAAAGACAAAAAGAAAACAGCAACTTGGTACTAACATGTGGTTCTCGGCAATTAAATTAGCCGTATCTGCTGGTAGTAAAATTTATGCTAACAAGCAGAAGGCAAAGGTCGCAATGTCTGATGCTCAACTATTGCATGCTGAAAGACAAGCCCGAGGTGAGGAAGCTTACCAAGGTAAATTGCTAGAAGCAAGACAAGCAGATTACAAGGACGAGGCGGTTTTGGTCATACTCACGTTGCCCATTCTGGTGCTCGCTTATGGAGTCTTTTCTGACGACGTGCAAGCGATGGATAAAATAAAAGTGTTCTTCGACCATTTCCAGTCGCTCCCGTCATGGTTCACAAATTTGTGGATCCTTGTCGTGGCGAGTATTTATGGTATAAAGGGAACGCAAATTTTTAAAAACGGAGGAAAAAAATAATGGCAAACAATAGATTTAATAAACAAGTAACACCTAAAGGATACAAAGTAGGTGGAAGAGTAAAAAAAATGGGTGGTGGAATGTCTACTGCTAGAAAAGATATGGCATCTGGTTTTTACAAAGATGACATGGGTATGAAAGGCGGAGCTATGTATAAAAAAGGTGGCAAAGTCAAAAAAAATACTAAGCGTATGAACAGACTTGAAGAACTTGGAAGAGTTGATTCTGAAAAAGCTTTTACTAAAAAAGGTAAAAAAAATCTTAAGGCTGAAAAGAAAAGAATAGTCAAAGAGCTTAACAAGAAAAAATAATGTCTAAGCAAAAACTTCAGAAACTTATTCAGCAAATGGCTGGTAAGAAAAAGAAAAAAGTCAAGAAGCCTGATCCAAGAACAGAAGCTCTTAAAGGTAGAAAATTTTTTTCTAAAGGTTCTGGAGAAAATGATATGGTTAGACAAGCTCAAAGAGATTATAATGGAAGTTACATTTCAGGAGATCTTGGTGGAGTAGAAGTTGGTAACCCTAGTTATAAAAAATATTACAAAGGATTAATCTAATGGCTAAATTATGTCCAAAAGGAAAAGCAGCAGCTAAGAGAAAATTCAAAGTGTACCCTTCGGCGTACGCTAACATGTATGCGTCCGGTGTGTGCTCTGGCAAAATTACTCCAGGTGGTAAAAAAGGTAAAAGAAAAAAAGCCGCTAATGGAGGTCTAATCGTTGATGAAGATTTAACGATGATGGTTGATGTCTAATGGCCGAGAAAGGATTAAGAGAATGGGTGAAAGAGAAATGGGTGGACATTGGAGCTCCGAAGAAGAACGGAAAATATCAACCTTGCGGGAGAAGCAAAGGCTCGAAAAGGAAATATCCGAAATGCGTCCCACTTGCAAAAGCCACACGGATGACAAAGTCGCAAAAGGCGAGTGCTGTCAAACGAAAGAGAGCTGCAGGTAATCCTGGCGGTAAGCCAACTAACGTTGCAACATTTACAAAAAGAAAAAAAGTAAGTATGGGAGGTTTGATATGAGGAAACAAGATAACATGCCTGCTAGAAATAAAAAAAATTTTAGACCTACTAAAAAAGGTGCAGGTATGACTAAGGCTGGCGTAGCTGCTTATAGAAGAAAAAATCCTGGATCTAAATTAAAAACAGCTGTGACTGGTAAAGTAAAACCTGGTTCTAAAGATGCAAACAGACGTAAGTCGTATTGTGCAAGATCAGCAGGGCAAATGAAAAAATTTCCAAAAGCAGCAAAAGATCCTAACTCAAGATTAAGACAAGCAAGAAGGAGATGGAAATGTTAAAAAAGAAAAAAATAAAAGGTGTAATTAAAGGTTTAAAGAAAGCATCTAAATTACATGCAGCACAAGCTAAAACGTTAAAAGGAGTTATCAGTGGCAGATCCAAAAAAGGGAACAGGAAAAAAACCTAAAGGTTCTGGCAGAAGACTTTATACTGACGAAAATCCTAAGGACACAGTTGGTATAAAATTTGCTACACCTGCAGACGCTAGAAAAACTGTTGCAAAAGTAAAACGTATTAGTAAACCATTTGCTAGAAAAATACAGATTTTAACTGTTGGAGAACAACGTGCTAAAGTTATGGGTAAGGCAAAAGTTGCTTCTATATTTAAAAAAGGAAAAGAGGCTATAAGAAATGCTAGATAAATTAGTATACAAATTTTTTGGTAGCCTTGACAATTTAGCAGTAAAAATAGATAGTATATGTTATGCGGGACACGAAAAAATTAGAAGCTTTTTCAATAGAAAAACAAAAAGAAGAAAAACAAAAAAGTCTGTTTAAAAATCTTAGAAAAGAAGTTGAGACAGGTGCAAATGGAACACAAGACTACATTATTAAGAAAGGTATAAACAAAGGTAAAAAAGCAAATGGACGAACTGACATTAATAACTAAAATACAGAGAGAACTGAAAGAACAATATCAACAAATTGGTGATGCTATGATTTCTGGTAGTGTTGACAATATGGAGAAATATAAGTATATGATGGGACAGGCACATGCCTATTATAAAATATCACAGGATATCTCTAACCTGCTAAACAATAAGGAGCAATATGACGAAAAAGGAACAGTTATCAAATTCGGAGAACCCAAAGATTAAATATGCTTTGGCGGACAAGTACGAAAAAGAAGATAAAGCAAAAGAAGATAAAGAACAAAAAACTTACGATAGATTAAAATCTAAAGAATCAGATAAATTACCTCAACCTACTGGTTGGAGAATGTTACTTCTCCCTTTCAAGATGAAAGAAAAAACTAAAGGTGGTTTATTTCTTGGACAAGAAACTTTAGAGAAACAACAAGTTGCATCTCAATGCGGTTTGGTTTTAGCAATGGGACCTCATTGTTATGACAAAGAAAAATTTCCAGAAGGCCCTTGGTGCAAAAAGGGTGATTGGGTGGTCTTTGCAAGATATGCAGGGAGCCGTATACAAATTGACGGGGGTGAAGTTAGATTGCTAAATGACGATGAAGTATTAGCTACAATCGATAACCCTGAAGATATACTTCATCAATACTAAACATAGAAGGAGAACACTATGCCAGACACTGAAGAAGTGAAAAAAACAGTTGACATTGATACCTCTGGTCCAGCAATGGACGTCGATGTACCTGAAGAAAAAGATGTTGCAGAAGTTGAACAAC